CACCAACAATAGTTAAAAAAGTAGCGAATGTTGCTTCTCAAGTTACAGTAAATCCAAATACAAGACAAACTTTTGAGCATGTAGACACTCGTTCATTTTCGTTTTCGTTTACTATGATTCCTACCTCAAAAAATGAGTCAATGGCAATTAAAGATATTGTTAAATTTTTCCGTACACAACTATATCCGGAATCAATTGATGAAGCAGGAATTAGTATGGGTTATAAATATCCAGAAAGATTTTATATACACATGATGTATGAAGGTAAAAGAGTATTTCATAAAATAAAACCAGCATATTTAACTGCTGCAGAAGTTAAGTATAATGGTGGTAAGCAAGTATTCTTCAATGAAGGTGATGAAGTTGAACCTTATCAAACTGAATTGACTTTATCGTTTACAGAATCTACTCAGTTAGTAAGACAAGACATAAAAGGCGACCCTGAATCAACAGACCCAAGAGGATTTTAAATGCCCACAAATTACTTTGCAAATTTTCAATCAGTTCCATATAGGTTTGGGGATAATGAGACTGCAGTTTTTACTAAAAAACTTTCTCAATATGTTTCTGTATTAGAACATACAAAGAATAGTGAAACCTTATATGAAAAATATACAATAATAGCAGGAGAAAGACCTGATACACTATCTTACAAACTTTATGGAACTGTAGATTACTATTGGACATTTTTTCTTGTAAACGAACACATTCGTGAATCTGGTTGGGCAATTCCTAGTTATGATTTGCTTGAAGAATCAAAAGTTAGATATCCTCATAGAACAGTAACCACTAATGGTGATATATCAAGTGATAATGGTTCATATGAATTATTTCCTGTTGGGGTAACTGTTACGGGTCAACAAAGTGGTACACAAGGAACAATAATACGTAAGATACCAGAGATGGGTCAAATAATAATAAATACTGGAGGCAGTGCATTCCTTCCAACTGAACAATTGTCTTTTTCAACTGTTGACGGAAATAAAGTAGTAAATCTTATATCAGAGTCTGCTCAGTATGATTCCGTTCATCATTATGAAGATGCTGATGGAGTACATCAAGATTTACCTTTATTTGATTTCGGTAATCCTGCTCAAGGGTTGACTGCCATATCATATCGCGAAAGACTTGAAAATAAAAACCTAGAACTACAACGAATTGTTATTATCAAACCAAGTTCTATTGGTCCAGTTGTCCGTGAATTTAAGTCTCTTATGAAACAAAAAAATTAGAATATGTCTAGTGGTTCACAAAGAAATCCTCAGTTCTTAATAAGGGAAGCAGTATTAACTGCAGATAGATGGCAGGTTCCGAATGCCCCTACTCCTGATCAAGAACAAACTACAAACGATGATGCAGTAAAGGTTGCAACTACTGAAAAGAAACAAGAAGGAACACGTCCTGTACAAATAGAAATAACTTCATTGATTGCTGAAGTTCTTATATATGAATCTCTAGATAAACCTTTCCTGACAGGTAAAGTTACAGTAGTTGATTCTTCGGGTTTGTTTAATGGAATGGAATTTTCAGGAACAGAAAGAATAACACTTTCTATTGGTACTATCGATGAAGACCATGAAGAAATGGTTGTGAGAAAGAATTTTATAATGACTGGTATTGAAGCAGTCAAAAGTAACAATAAGTCTTCTTCTTCAAGTACTTTTGTTTTTTCTATTATGGATGAGATTGGTTTCATTGGTCGCAGTACAAAGTTAAGAAAATCTTACAGTGGTAATTTAGAATCTATTATAAGGAAAATTATTCGAAACGAATTTGGGCAAAAAATTGACGTAAGTCTTACGGGCGTTAAAAATGTAAAAGATATTGTAAGTGTTCAAGGTGGTATGAATGTAATTGTTCCTAACCTAAACATTTTGGAGACTATAACTTGGTTGTGTAGTAGATTGACAACAAGAAATAGTTCTCCATACTATGCTTTCGCTACATTAAATATTCCAATAGCGAAAAGTGAACTCGGTCTTGACATTTTAGATAATGCTTCAATCTCAAATTCATCTTCAAACGATTTGTCAAAATCTGTAATTAGACTCGGTAATCTGCAAACTATGCTAACTCAGTCACCTTTCAATAAGCAACCTTATGTTTTTACTCCTTCTACCGCAACCAAAAGTACAGAAAGAGGGTTGAATAGTTATTTCACTATTAAAGAATTAGATATCCCTAAAGGTTCTGACACACTAAGGATGGTAGATATGGGAGCAGTTAGCAGTAACTATTCTAATACTAATTTAGGTACAGGAGAAGTAACCAAAGTACGTCATTTAATGACAAAAAGCGTGCTTTCATTGCAAAGGGATGGGACTATAGGTTCAGATGGACAAGGGGTTCAAAACGTTGTAGACCAACAATTTGCTATAGGACCAGAAAATAAATCTAAAAGCATAGACTTATACCCCTCTAGAAATTTTCATACAATATCGTCATCTGGAACTTATGGCGATTTGCAAAGTTATCACGATGAAAAGCAAGAACAAAATTTTAGACATAAGATTTCTTCTAAGGCAATGAAGGCGCATCTAAATAAACAACCATTAAATATTGTTATCGAAGGTTCTACTTTTATGATTGGTAGAGCAACAGTAGGAAGGGTTATAGATATAAGTGTGAGAAGTGATGTGACACAGGTAGAAAGTACTGAAAGTCTAAACGATTCTAGATATTCTGGAAAACATCTTGTTTACGAACTGAAACATCAGTTTACAAAAGAAAACCATAATATCACACTAAATCTCCGCAAACTAGAATCTAAAAGAGAGTAGGAATTATGAGTCCCCATCCTATTTTATCAGAATACTATGGCGATAGTACAAGGTGGTTTATCGCAACTGTTGTAAACTCAACCCCACCTGCAGGATATGAAGGAAGGGTAAAGATACGCATACACGGATTACATAGCGAGAATACACAAGATATTCCTGAAGACCATTTACCATGGGCGCAATGCGTTCTTCCAACTACCGAAGGTGGAGTATCAGGTATTGGTAAGATACCAAAAATATTACCGAGCGCATTAGTGTTTGGGTTGTTTATGGATGGTAAGAACTCACAAACCCCTATCGTGTTGGGTTCTATGCCCACAATAGAACGACCTTCTCAAGTACAGTTATCAACGAAGCAAAGTGTATTTGACCAAGAGTCTCTTAACATAACTACATACGACATAAAAGAGGATTTACAAGATAAACTAGAAGAAGAAACAAAGCAAAAGAGACAAGAGTTTACAATACAATTCTTTTTAAATTCGGGTCTTACTTATAATCAAACACTTGGTATTACTGAAAATTTATTTCAAAAGGGAATGATATCCGGAGGAAAGGTAGAGGATGGACCATATGGAATTGCTGGGTGGACTGGTGTGAGATTAAGACACTTGAAAGAGTTTGACTCGGATTTTAGTTCTTTTAGTACTCAACTTGAATTTATTATGTGGGAGTTTAATGGAACTATGAGGGATTCTTATATCCGCTTATTGGAAACAAACAGGTATGGAGGAGATAATGGTTCCTTTAAAGTTTTCGCTAAATACTATCTCAAGGAATCCCTTTCTAATTTACGTGAGTTGAGACCTGTTAACACGTATAATGGCGCAGCATAGGAGTTTATAATGAGGTCTATAATTAATCAAGCGGAAATTAGAAAACTCATCAAATCAGGTAAAGCAAAACAGGTTCAGGATGCGCTTGAAAAAGCACAGATGATTCCAAATCCTCCTCCCCCAATACCTAAATTTATTCCATTTTCTGCTGAAGACGTTAAAGATACACCATTACAAGGTTTAGATGTTGGCGTCACAGTTGTAGAATATGACGTAGAAAACCTTGATCAGTCAACATTAGATATTCAAGTTGCAATTGATAGAGATAGAGTAAATAATTCATCAATAATTGGAGCAAACGATAATGATGGAGAAGAGTTTGCGGGATGGGTTCAGGCAATAGGTAACACAGACGGTGAAGTTGGTATTGCTAGACTCACAGGCGATTTTGGAGTAAGGGGTGGTAGTAAACCAGATGCGACTGTAGTTTGTAGTGGTGCACCTTTAGCAATAAAAGCAGCACAAAAAAAGCATATCGACAGAGCAAACAAGGCAAGAGAAGATGTCGCAAAACATTTAGATACTTTACCTCCTATACTTGGTGCTCCGGCGGCAGGATTTCTTGGTACTGTTTTAAAAATTGTAGGGATAGCAGGTTCTCTTGGTGCTATTTTTCCTCAAGTATCTCCCATGGGCGGTATTGTTGGTAAGATTAAAGAAATAAAAGACTCAATCTTACAACAAACAGGAATTCAAGGAATTATTGATGATATTAAAGGTGCGTATGATAACGCAGTTGCAACAGTAGAAGGTGTCTTTGAAGATATTCAGGAGGGAATAGAAGAAACTTTTAATGATTTAGTGGGTAGAGGAGAAGCAGTTGCACAAGACGTTGCAGATGGAATTAGTAGTTCGATCACTAATTCTGCTGCTACAACCAGTTCTGCTACTGCTGCAAATGCACTTAGTTCTCCTGCGGGTGTTAATATATTCGAGAATGCCGCAGTTGAACTTAATTTAGAATCTACTGGTGTTCTTAGAGGAAGTGGGGCAAATCTTGGGCAAAGGATATCGAGTATATCTCCTAGTGGGCAAGTAAATCTTAGTATTGGAGGACTCTTAAGAGAGTTAGCAGAAGAGACAATAAGTGTTCTTAAACTTGAGGTGAAACGCCTTACGACATTCAATATTCCAGACGATGCAGTTAATAATATAGTCAATGACATAGTTGAAGGTGGAGTTAAAAGGGTAAAAGCAGTTGCAAACATAACAGTACTAGATGGAGCAATAACTCCTCTATTAAATAAATTTGAAGGTATAGTAGATGAAGTAGACGGAATACTCTCGGGTGAGTTAACAGAAATTGATGTATTAAACAAGATAGCAGAAATTGGCAAAAAGAGTGGAGCAACCGCAGCAGAGATAAAAGAAGTTCAAGACGCATTTAGAGAGAAAATGAAACAAGTGGAAAATAGTTCTGCTTTTAATGACAATCTTGAAGATATATTTACAGAAGATGGTAATACGACAAGGTCTTTACCACCACCAAAACTTAAAGAAAAGTTCTCATACGTTGGTTCAGTAGAGGAACTAGAAAGAGAATTTTATTTAAGTGTCATAAGAAGCGAAAGACCTATTAGGGATGTCGTTATTCATGCAACCGAGACATTCACGAATAAAAATATAGGCGCAGAAGAGATAGAAGATGCTGAGAATCCAGACAGTCGTGATCAAACAATAGGTTATCATTATGTTATTCGAAGAGACGGAAGACTTCAACGCGGAAGGGCAGTCTCAGAGCAGGGAAATCATGCGGGTTACGGGTTTGATGTAACTTCTATTGGTATTGCTATGGTTGGTGGTATTAATAGAGCAAGTACAGAAAATTTAAACTTTCAAACTTCAAGCGCATCATTTACACGTGCTCAATATGATACGTTAGAACAATTCCTTAAAACATTTTATAACCACATTCCTGGAGGAAATGTTTTTGGTCATAACGATTTACACAGACTTTTCTCAGATTCAGTTTCTGTGGAAACAGTTGATGAATATTTAGACCCTTACTTTGATGTGGCAGAATATATACTTTCTTTATTCGGAAAGGTAAACACATTACAACTAGAAAGTGCTGACTTCGATGCGAACGAAGAAGATGTCGTAACAGGACATTTCCTTGTACAATCTATTCCTCCAGATTCAAATACAAGTCTTAGTGTTACAAATATTACAACTATTGATGAGAATGGAGAAGTAGTACAAGAAGAAGAGTCCTTCCTCGATGTAATATCAAGACAAGAAACAGAAATACCTAGAGCAAGAAGAACTCCAGCAGGAGATTTTTCTAATAGATTAGCAAGAGAAGCAGAAGAAGCAAGAATAGCAAGAGAAAATACAGAGAATTTACCTTTATTATCATCACCTCCAGTCGAAAATAGTCCAATTCCTGGGTCAGTAAAACATCCTGGAGCAGTTATACTTGATTGGTTCTCTAGATTAACACCTGCGTCTAAGGCGTTAAGAAGATATAATCGAATTCAAAGACAAGCAGCAATCGATGCAGAAAACTTTGAAACGAACAGAAATAGTTCTACAGATGTTCCAATAGAAAACCTAATACCTGATATTGATGTCGTTGCTGATGAAGCAGAAGCAATAAATGAAAAACCACCTAAATCACAATATTTGGTGGTTTATGCACCACAAATTGGATCAAAGGACCCAGACAGCGCTATAAAAGAGGGCGACTTGGTAGACCCAGCACTATTCAAAGATGCAGGTAAGAACATACCAAAGGATTTAACAATACTTGCAAACCTTATACAATCAAATATAACGGTCAGTAGTGGGTATCGTGACCAAATTTATAACAAACAAATTGGTGGGAAAAAATATAGTCGTCATTTAAAAGGAATAGCAGTTGACTTTCAAATTGATAAATTTGCTTCAAAGAATGGTGGGACTGGAAAAAATAGATATGGAAAAAATTACTATCACAGTGCAGAGGCACATTCTGTAATATATCCTTTGGTAAAAAAGGCAGTAGAGGACTTAGGTTATGGGGGGGTTCACTTGTATGGTTATTTCATACATTTAGATAAAGGTCCACTTCAATGCGGAGAAGGCGGAGGGGTTCTTCCTCAAAACCACGGAAACAGACCACTTGGAGAATTTATGAGAAGAAAAGGATTTACATCAACAAACCTAACTCAAGAAGACTCTAGATATGACGAAAGCGGAAAATATCTCGGACCAAAAACTAATTAAGGTAAAATAATGACAACAAAAACAAATAAATTTGACAGTAGAGTAAATGACTTTGGTATTGGTAAAGAAATCAGTGAAGGGGTTTCTGCAGATGGAATGCAGAATGCTTCAGGGGATTACCCAAGAAGAGAATATAACTTTGGTTCGTCTATAAACAAAGCAGCACTTGGTACTAAGGTAAACCAACTCTATACAGGTGGTGGTGAGATTGGTGTTCCTTTAGGAATCCCAAAACAAATGCCATCACAATATCCTTTCAATCAAGTAGATGAAACCCCAAGTGGTCATGTTATTGAGATGGATGATACTCCAGGAGGAGAACGAGTCCTCATCAAACACCGTAAAGGTTCGGGTGTAGAGTTACGTGCTGATGGTACGGTTGTAATATCTGCATTGAATAATAAGGTTGAGGTGACAGGGGGAGACCAAACCGTAATTATTGAAGGTCATGGTAATCTTGTATACAACGGAAACCTTAATCTTAAAGTAAGTGGTGACTATAATGTAGAGGTTGGAGGAGATTACAATCTTAATGTAGCAGGAAACAACAATACAAGAACTAATAGGGCACACAAACTTGAAGTTGCTGGACCATGTATAGAAAAATATTTAAATACTAAAACAGAAAAGGTTCTTAAAACTAATACAAGAACTATGTTATCAAATGACTTTAATTATGTTAAGGGGAATAGGGAAGACGGAACAGAAGGTGATTACAAATCTACTTCTCGTGGAGATTTCTTAATATCCTCTGAATCACAAATTGATATTGTCTCCCCAGACGTTAACATAACAGGGGCAATAGCACTGAACATAAAAGGAACCGCTGGTCTTATAGGTGGTAGTCATATAAGGTTTACTGGACAAACTTTCAGTGGAGGTTCTGAAGAAGAAAATAAACCAATAACTACCTCTCCTTTTAATGCTGATGATTCAGATGGTTTTGGACTTTCTCAGTCTGATAGTTCTGATAACCCATCCGGATATAGAACTGCTATATTTCACGGAACATTTAAAGGTACTGCGGATAAAGCATTACATGCAAGTAAAGCGAATAGTTCTGTTCTTGCTCTCGCATCATCTACTGCGCTTGGTGCTGTTGGAACAAGTACTGCAGCAGCAGGGTTTATTGCTGCTGCAAGTGCTATCTCTGGTATTATGGCAGTTAAAGATATGATGGCAAACTTTAGTCAAGAAGCAGAAGATGGTGGTCATATTCCATTAAACCCTAAAGAAGTTCGCGACCTCGCAAATAATTTAATACCAACTGATGGTCCATTAAGAAGAGACTTAGCACTCTCAAAACCTATACAGCATACAACGGTTGACGCTGGAGACTTTATAAGAAATGAAACAAAAAGTTATGACTACTATCTTGACACTTTCAGAAGAAAACCTACAACACAAGAAATAAGGTCAGCATTTAGGAATGTAGATACAAGACTAAATACTCTTCTTGGAGCAAAACTTATAATTGATGGAAAGTTACATAAAACATATTTAAACGCAGTTCCCCCAGCACTCACAGGAAGAAGTGCTTCGTTTTCTCAAAAAGATAGAGGCAGGTATGGGTATACAGCAATAGGTAACTCATTAGATAATAGAGGAAAGAGATTTTAGAATGACAAGATTGATACCAGACCCGTTATACGACCCTAATAATTTATCACCTATAAGTTCTAGGACTAAACTTGCTCCAGGAATTTCAATAGCAAAGTTTCTTGGGGCATATGGAGATAGAACTTCATTCAGATATATAACAAATGAATTAGGGCGAGTTCAAATAGCAAGAAATTTAACCCTACACTCAAGAGCAATGTCCTTAATAAATGGGAATACAGATAGGTTTAATGATGTTCGAGTAATTGTAAGTGAAGGAATCTATTATCGCGAAATTCCAGATTTTACAAGTCCAGAGATGCAATTAAAAGCAACGGGAAGACTTGTGTATTATCAAGTAATTGGAACTAATGGTTTGATTGATTTAGAACGTACTTATGATGTAGCAAAGTATTGGTTCGATCATATTGATTATGACGTTTTATATTTAGATTATGATCAATACAATCCGGATAAAAGTCTTACTGCACAAATTGGTTTAGAAATGCCTAGCGTGCCAGCAAATTATGATATTAAGTATAATCCTGGAGCAGGGTTCGGTGAGAAGGCATCGTTAGTGACTTTCTTCAACGGACAACTACAAGCATCAGGAAGTTTAGTTGAAATAACTAATAATAATTTAACTGATGGAATAACAGTATCAGAACCGATAATACAACAATAATATTATTTTATTTAAAAAGTAATGTTAAAAACATATAAATAAGAATATGACAAGAAGAGCATTCGCACAAGAAGATATAAACTTAGGAACTAACTCAGTAGAGATTAGTCGAACACGCAAGTATGTCGATATAGACTTGACCCTTTCTGCAAAACCAACATCAAAAGATATCTATAAAAAGAATGATGCTGCAGCAGTTAAACAAGCAGTTAAAAATCTAATTATGACTAACCGACTTGAAAAACCATTTAAACCTCAATTTGGTGGAGATATTAGAAGTGCTTTATTTGAACTAGCAGATTATGGTGAAAATTTTATTCTCACACAAAGAATAGTATCAACAATTCATTCTAGTGAACCTAGAGCAAAAGTAATTAATATTATTACTGCAACATCAGATGATTATAAAAATTCTGTTAATGTGACAATAATATTTAAAGTAAGAAATACATCTGAGGTGGTTCAGTTAACCACAAATCTCGCAAGGTTAAGATAAATGGCAACTACAATAAATTCAACATCACTAGATATTAATAGTATAAAGAACAATCTAAAGGATTCTCTTAGAAACTCTGGTGAGTTCGAAGACTTTGATTTTGAAGCATCAGGAATATCGAGTATTCTTGACGTACTTGCCTACAACACACATTACAACGGTCTTACCGCAAACTTTGCGTTGAACGAATCATTCCTGAGTACAGCGCAACTTAGAAGTTCAGTCTTATCTCTTGCAGAGGGTATAGGGTATGTTGCTGATTCTAGAACCTCATCACAAGCAACTATAAATTTATCTCTTGTTGTTAGTGGTAGTGGCGTGATTGCTCCACCCCTTATTCAAATAAACGAAAACTTTAAATTCAATGCTACAGTAGATGATGAGAGTTATATATTTCAAACTCGTGAAGATATAAGCGCAGTGAATAATAATGGTAATTTTATTTTTTCAGATATATCCGGAGAAACAAATATAAAGATTATAGAGGGTCTGCAAAGAACAAAAACGTTCATAGCATTGAAAGCATCAAATAATCCTATCTATGTTATTCCAGACAAAAATATGGATATGTCTACTGCAATAGTAAGGGTCTATGATTCAGCAACCTCATCAACATTCACTACATATTCTAATATAGTAAATGCTCAAACAATTAATGAAAACTCAACACTTTATATATTACGCGAAGCACCAAACGGAAACTTTGATTTATCTTTTGGTAATGGTTCCACACTCGGTAAAGCACCTAACGTTGGTGCAAAAGTAGAAGTAGAATATATCTCAACCAATGGTAGTGCCGCGAATACAGCAAAGGTGTTTGAGGCATCACAACAGGTATTCATAAATAATGTTGGATATACTCTTTCTGTATCAACAGTATCTCCCGCTGTTGGCGGTAGTTCAAAAGAAGGTATAGAAAGTATTCGTAAGAATGCTCCATTCCAATACGCATCACAGAATAGAATGGTAACTGCCGCAGATTACTCTGCGTTGATACTTAAAAACTTCTCAACATTCATTAGTGATATACAATCCTTTGGTGGAGAAGATGCATTAGAACCAGAATTTGGTGTGGTGTTCGTTTCAATACTCTTTAATGATGAGGTTATAGAATCAGGGCAAGATACATCAGTTAAAGAAGATATCCTAGATTTAGCAGAGCAATTATCTGTTGCCTCATTTGATGTTAAGTTCGAAGACCCCATAAAGACGTTTATTGAAGTTACAACCTTTTTCCAATTCAATGACAACTTAACTACCCTTTCTAGGAATACAATAGAAGGAGAGGTTAATGTAGCGATATCAAATTACTTCACAAACAACACTGGTAAATTTGGTCAATCATTCAGAAGGTCAAACTTATTATCTTTGGTAGATGCTACAAGTGCCGCAGTATTATCATCAAGACAAGAAATAAAAATGCAAAGAAGGTTCACACCTACTCTCACAGCAATACAAAATCATACCCTTAGATATGCTGCACCTATAGCAGCACCAGACGATGAATTTTATAGAGTTACTTCTGACCCATTTTTATTTAAAGGGAATGTTTGCATAATACGAAACAGATTAAAGTCAAATGTTCTTGAAATATTTAACAGTAATTCTGGTACAGTAATTATTGATAATATCGGAGACTATTCTAATGATGTAGTAAGGTTAGTTGGTCTTCAAGTTGACTCTTTGACTTCAGGCGATTCGTTTATAAAACTAAGTGCAGTTCCCGCAAATCAAAGTGCAATATCTCCTCAAAGACAAGACGTTTTAGTTTTAGATAGTGCCAAAACTTTCACCAAGGTTGTTGACGTACTAGATGGAGTTAATACTTAATGTCTACAAATAAGGACATAACACTTTTAGATTATAATAGGAGAGAACTTTCTTTACCTAAATACTCTGTAAAGGAAATCCTTCCAGAGTTTTTTCGCACTGAGTATCCTAGATTAATTACTTTACTCGACCAATACTATCATTTTGAGGATTCAAATTCATCCCCATCTAAACTTGTTAATGAACTTTTCAAAACAAGGGATATATCTCAAACAGACTTAAACCTCCTTTCATTTATTGAAGATGAATTGTTATTAGGTCAGTCTTTCTTTGAAGGGTTTCAAGATAAACGTGCAGCATCAAAGTACTCTAATATATTGTTTAGGTCAAAGGGTACAAAGTATTCTATACAACAATTCTTTAGAACATTCTTTGGTATAGACCCCGACATTATATACACAAAGAAAAACATATTTAATGTTGGTGATAAAATTGGAACTACTAGTGAAAAGTATATAACAGATAACAAGTTATATCAAAGACATGCAATACTTATTAAGTCAGAACTAACTCAAGATAAATGGAGAGATGTGTACAAACTTTTCGTTCATCCTGCTGGAACTTACTTAGGTTCAGAGATACAAATAGTAAGTGCAACCTTAGATACTATACTTGCTCCGGATGTGATTGTTGCACCTCCCCCACCATTCGCTGTTCATAATCAAGCATCCTTTGCTGCCTCTGCATTTATAGACCATACTTCTATTGTAACAGATACTGCAGCAGATGGGTCAACAAGTACAAGTAGAATACGACCTGAGATTGTAAGTATGATATTCGACGGAACGAGCGGTATTACTATTGAACAGATAAATAATCAGTATGGAAGTTTACGTGAAGCACAACTCGCAACATCACCAACCTTTGATGATGATAGTATTGACTTCTCAAATGACTTTGCATTCGAAACATTAGACCAAGGTAAACACGAATAATTGAAAATATAAGTCAATAACTATTATAAATAGAATAAAGAATTAGGAATATTATAAATGGCAAAACAAATATTAAATAAAGGAAGTTCAGCGAATGACGGTGGTGGCGATACACTTCGTCAAGGTGCGCAAAAGATTAACGAAAACTTTACTGAACTCTATACAATATTAGGTGGTGATAGTTTAACTAATGCCGTAAGGTTTAATGCCACTGGAGTAGAGTTTGAGGGTAGTGGTAGTGATGATAATTACGAGACAACACTTACTGTAGTAACTCCAACCGCAGATAGAACGATTACTCTTCCTAATGCCGATGGTACAGTTACCCTCAATGCTGAGACTCAAACACTTACAAACAAGACATTAACGAATCCTATATTAAGTCCTACTGCAACTACTGCGGGTAAGATAGAATTCTTAGAAGGTACAAACAACGGAACAAATAAGGCAACTCTGATTGGACCTGCTTCAACTGCAGATGTCACAGTAACCTTACCTGCCGCAACGGATACCTTAATTGGTAAAGCAACAACAGATACACTTACTAACAAGACACTAACAACTCCTACAATAAACTCACCTAAGATTGGTACTGAGATACAAGATGCAAGTGGTAATGAACTCGTTGAGATAACCTCGACAGGAAGTGCGGTAAATCATTTCAAACTTACAAATGCCGCAACAGGTGATAACCCTACATTAGAAGCAACAGGTTCAGATAATAATGTTGGACTCAATGTTACGAGTAAGGGAACAGGACTTGTTACCGTAACAACAGGTTCTGCATTCTCATCAGGCACTTCTTCAATTATTACTGAAGGTAATGGGCATGTAATGTCTTTGTCTAAAACTACACATATTTTTAATAGTAGTGCAGGTGTTTATGCTTCTTCTCTTGCAAACGGTACACAAGGACAAATAATATTCATTATAAATAAAAACTCGAGTACAGTAACAATAACTCCTGCCGCTTTTGGTGCAGGAACATCAATCGCATTAGCGCAGCATAAGACCGCAACTCTTATGTTTGATGGAACTCAGTGGCAATTAATATCAACACATGGTGGAACGGTAGCATAAAATGGCAATATTAACAAATACATTCAAAAGAGATACTATAGGGTTTATTAAAGATGACTTTGATAATGCTTCAAACCATTATCATATCGGTATAGGTAGGTCAGAAGAATGGAACTCAACAGACACAACCATTCCTGCAGAAAATACAGATTACGAAGAAAGGTTATTTAGAAATTCTCTTCAATCTGTTAAGAAAGTAGCAGATACAGACGCAACGTTTGTTATTGAAAGACATAACTGGACTGCGAATGCTAAATACTCTGCATATAGTGACAAGCAAGCAGTTGCCCCAAGTAACCCATATTATGTTATGAACGACCAAAATGACGTATTCGTTTGCGTTCAAAACAATAAAATTGATGGCGTGGTACAAAATTCTACAGTACAACCCACCTTACAATCATCAAACCCTTATATTATTTTTGAAACTTCTGATGGATATGCGTGGAGATTTTTATATTCTATATCTGCGGCAGACGTAAGTAAGTTCGTTGCTGCTAATTTCCTTCCTGTTAAATTAGTTGGTACTCCTGGAAATGCTACTGAAACTCAACAGAAAGCAGCACAAGATGCTGCAGTATCTGGACAAATATTAGGATATGAAGTTGTATCTGGAGGAGTAGGGTATAGCGGAACAGTAACTCTTGCTGTTGAAGGTGATGGGACTGGTGCTGTCGCAACAGCAACTTTGAGT